ACATACTTCTGTGTTAGCTAAATCAACTAATGCTACATTGTAATTAAAATCGAAGTACTTGTCATCAATTTTTGGTAAATCTTTCAGATCCATTATTGTTGCTCCGTTAATACTTTACTCAGTGAAGGGAAATACTTCAGTAAGAATCCTTTAGCTGCGTCAGCAATGTCACAATGTTCATCTTGCGTTACCCCACGTTCAGAACGTAATCCTGTGTAATGAATCCATGTGCGAACTGTACCATTCATATACATAGCTGACATAGTAAGACCTTCCGGCATAAATACACGAGTGCATTCTTTTGCAGCATCACGACTGCGCCACTTCTTAACTTTAGCCTGAATTAGTTGGATGACTTCTTCTTGGTCAGCATACCACTCGGTTTCATCTTCTTGACTGAATGCACCAGCGATTGAATTCTGACGATTCTTTGTATCTTGTTTACGCAGCTCTCGCAGACAGAACATATCATCTGTTACATCAGCATACCGCTGGCTAAACTCTTGAAACTTAGCTGAGCTATGCCGCAGTACTTGGCGGCTAATATCACGAGGAGCTTTAATCTCCAACACTAAGTTAGCCATATCAAACACAGACCAATGACCATTACGAGCGCAATAGGCTAACAGCTTGTCTGCTGTGTCAAAATCTAGTTGATTGTTTGGATTACTTACACGAGCTTGATAACTGATTAAGCCTTCACTATCGGGGATATAATCAACCAAAGGGACTGTAATACCGATTGCGTTTACTTCATACTTATCTTTAAAATGTTCTACCTTCAAACTACTACTCCTTGTTTAGTTCAACAAACTTCACATTCTCTAAACCAATCTTACGCCGATACCGATTGAAAAGCAAGCTTAACATTTGTGTATCTCTATTCGCAATACTAACAGCTTTAATCACTCCACGAAATACACTATGATTTGTTGATACATATTCAAATGACCATTCAGTGATAATTGGTTCAATCATAAGCTCTCCAACACTTCACGTTCAGCGGTTAAGTCACGAGTGAAAGCATCTTCTTCCGTGAACTTGTCAGGGAAGCGTGTCTTCAGTTTACTAATCACCCGATTCATCTCTGTTTCAAAGTCTGTGTCTAGCTCATCAAACAGAATAGCCAGATACCAAAGAATATCACCAGCTTCTTCTTTAATGTTTACAACATCTAATTCTTTGCCATAATACTTTGCTTTCTTCAAAGCATCTTGTAACTCACCAGCTTCAGTTACACACCCGTCAATAGCATGTTCAATACGGTGATTCTGTGGAAAGTAGTTCGGCGACTCTGTACGAATTGCATCTTTGATAAATTGTTTACTGTTCACTAATTCACTCCTTTATAAATAAGTGTAATCTTCAGAGATTATTTCACCATTCAACATCACTTGAATAACTATGACATCATCGCAGTTTCGAGAATCTTTATATATTCGCACACTCAATTGTTCTAGTAACAACTCTCTTACGTAGTTGTCAAATTCGTCTTTGGTATCTAGTGACAATTTCACTAATTCTCTCCTTATTTAATACGAGCTTTGATGAAGTAACTTTTCGGAGCTGCGCTATGTTTTCCATCGACACTGAAGCCAAAGCAATAACCACTGAAAAATACTTCATCCGTAACCTTAGTGACAGTATTAACATATCCATAATTGTCTAAGAATTCCCAACCTTCTTCCATAGCCTGTTGCCAATCTTCAAGAGTCATTTCTGAAATTGGTCTGAATTGTTGTTCTTTCTGTTTACCCGCCAAGCTATCATAGGCAGCAAATAAGGTGTCTAACTGATCCAACAGTTCACCTTCTCGTGTAGAACCACCATCACCTTTTTTATAAGAATGATGTTTCAGCATCTTCTCATTCAATGCACGATAGGTAGATGCTTGTTGACCTAAAGCTGTGTAATCTGTTTCTAATGTAATCTCAGCAACAAGCTCACGAAGCATATTTATTTCGTCAATCAGTGAATCGTATTCCTCTTGAGTGATACGCACAAACGCATCTGATTGCTTGATGATTACTTCTGGGTCTTGTTCTTCGGCGGTTTCATCAACAACTTTCCAAATACCCTCTTTAATTCTGGAAATAATGTCATCTTCGCTATACACGGTAGTAGACCACCCTGTCCGTAGGTTAGTTACTTCTGGATACCCATCACCCAACATAACAACGTTGTATGTGTTTCCTGACACAGCAAACTTAAACGGAAACTTTAATTCACTCATATTTCTCTCCTCATTATTGACACAGGAACGTGTTGTCAGGCTATTATTCTACACAACTTCAATTCCCGTGTCAAGCGTTTGTTTAGGTTTATTTAGCTTACTACATTGAGATGCAAAGCATCCCGTTCTTCTTTAGTGAACAAGTTCTTACTGCTTCGTGTAGTTGCGCCACAATCTAAACAACGGTACTGCTGAAACTTACTCTTAGACGTAAAAGCAAAACCATCTTCGACAACAGACTTACTACCACAACGACAAACATGCTCACCAATATCGCCAAACAGGTTCAGGTTTGGATGCGTCTTATCCCAAGGAGCTAACTTGATGTAAAGTTCTTCCAGTGACAACACATCATATTTGTTATATGTCTCGCATTCTTCCCAAGCCTCAATATTATCATTAAGCATCTGTTTCCACAACTCAAACCCTGAGAACTTGTTGTGTTTCTGCTTCTTGTATTTGACGCACAATTTATCCGTCATCCACTCCAATTTGTTAGAAGTGAAACCAAACACAGCTTTAGCAATCTGTAATGTATCAATATGCTTGAATGGTCGTGGTGGCTGATAACCCTTCAGAATGAAACGGGCGTTTAGTTTCTTAGCATCGAACTTTTTAGAGTTCTGTCCAATCACTACATCAGCTTCATTAATGAGATTCCACATCATATCCAAAATAACACTGTCATCTTCTTGACTGACCACACCACGTAAATCTCTATAGAAAATTTCAGACTCATCTGAACCTAACCACTTTGCGGCTGCTGACAGAATAAACCATTCACCTTCGATTTGATTAAGACCTACGTTCTGTTGCCACAGCCCCCAAGTGTATGAGCGAAGCGGTGCAGTCTCAATATCAAGAAGCAACACCTTAGCACCTTTCGGCTGAGATAGCGCCTCAGAATCGTTCTCAGAGCGTTTTAAGCTACTAATGTATTCATTCACCTGCGACTTTCCACGACCCAACATCTTAGCAATCGTTCTGCCTGATTGTACACCAGTAGCTAATAACTCGTCAACCTTACTGTGCCACTCTTTACGTTTAATATTAGTCATTGCGCATTAACTCCCGTTGCAATAAAACAATTTCATTTTCTAAACTACGAATAGTTCCACGAAGCTCTAAGATTTCTTCATCTTTCTCTAAGAGCTTTTCTTCATACTCATCTTCTAATTCATCTGTAGCTTTCTCAACAGCTTCTTCAATAAGAATCTTTACAGCAAGTTCAATATCTTCTACGTGTCGAATTGGGATATGCACTTACACATCCTCCCGTAATTTAGCTAATACACCTTCAACGTTTAGTTCGTCTGAGTGTTGTAGAATACTCAGAAGTTCTTCTCTGTGTTCAATAAACAAATCGTAGAACTCAGCAGGGTCACAGCCTGTGTATTCTACAATGTCAAATAAGAAATTATACAAAGCATCATTCAATTCATATTCTGCTTTCAATACCACAAATTGCTGTACGTTGAATAATCGTCCCTGTAGCTCAGGGAACAGTTTGTATAATGTTCCATTCTCTAAGAGTTCTGTAAACTCATGTGTTGTTAGTTGGTAAATACTCATTTATTCTCCTTCAGATATTCTCTGATTTGTTCTTTACGTTTTGCTGCATTTGAAGCGGGGGTAATTTCCTTTTCAAGAAGAAATTCACGATCCTTTTTTGCCTTACAGATTTCAATGATCGTCTTTTCAAGAATTGCCTCGTCGTATGTTATTCCTTGTCGTTCTGCATAACTCTTGGCCTTATGCGCTTCTGGGCTGACTAACTGCAAACTGTTTGGTGGCGGAATTAAGTGCTTGATAAAATCAAGAATGTCTGCTTCGTCATTCAGCGGTACATTACCAATTATGTGATCCACTTGAAGCTTACTTTTTCCTTCCCATTCCCCAGACAACGCACAGTAAGCACCAGACTTAGCTCTGCCTGTGTAATCTTCAGGTGGTGGTGAGCAATTCAGATTCTTGAACGTTATCTTAATCGGAGATGTATTCCAAACAGCTTTACGTAATGAGCCACGTAAGTAGGTGTAGAAACTACTCTTTGTGGGCCATAATTCAGGATACCAAAGCCACGGCTCAAACTCATCATTCAACATTACGATACTCCTTGTGATGATAAATGTTAGTAAAATATTTAGTAAAACCCTCATATACGCGAGGTAGTTTAAAAGTAAAATTTGATAAGTCAATATCAACATTAGTAAATGAAATTCTAGTTTTGTTCACTATACCTTCTACCAAAATATTGTTACCAAACAAGTAGTAAATAAAATCTTCGGTTGATATTCCACACTTCTTTACCAAAGCAAGAAAGTTAGGTGGTGACACAAATACATCTTTGATGTTATACTCCACGCCATCGAAAATTAAAAAATATTTCTTAGTTTTCACTGGAAGCACTAACGCATCGGTCAAAGACATACCAAGTTTTGTTATCCTATCATGCAATATTGAAGGGTTAAGATTGTACTTCTCTGCCATAGCGGCCAGATGTAATTCTTCCTCACCGTCATTTATAATATGTGGTTTACCTACTTGCCCCTCAGCAAAACGACGATTCACCACCTGCTCAGATCGGGTAGACCATTTGCAATTACTTTTGTTGTAATCACCATTGTTGTCTATTCTATCAATTTCTAACCCTTCGATAAAAGAATCTTCCATGTCTTCCAGAAAATTATAAAACCCTTTTGGGTTAGTAAAACCCCACTCATCGCATACCTTAATTCCCCTTCCACCATAATGCTTGTAATCTTTTCTATTTTCATTTAAACATCTTCTGTTCATAGAGTGCCAAACATCATAAAGTTTGTGTGAAGACAATCCGTGAGTTCTGTTGAGCTTCGACGCTTGTTCAGCCGCAAAACATCCACAGGAAGTGGAGTCGCCATTAAGTAAGCTGTCTTGTCTAACTATCTTAGTCTCACCGCAAACACATAAGCATTTTGCCTTATAATACCTACCTAAACGTTGAACATCGGTAATTGTCCACCTACCGTATGTTTCACCGATATTTATTTTAGGAGGTAACTGTTGTCTACCCATAATTCACCCCTAATTTATTAAATGTGTTGACTATGTTATACACACCAGCTTCATTGTAGTTTCGAAGCATATACAAAAGCATAGCATTCTCCTTTAACATATCCAACCAATTTCGTTTACTAACTTGACCTCTGTGAGATGTAAACTCAAACTCACTTTCTCCGTAATACGTCTTATACGCCTCTACAACACGTTCATACATTTGTTTAGGTGTTTCACAATCTTCCAAGATTTGAAGTGCTGTGGCCTTACCTACACCGCGTGGTTTAGCTAGTCCATACTTAGCGCAAAAATCGGGGTTCAGATTAGGTAGACCTTGTATATTATCAGTTGATAAATCTCCACTGAGCATTTGTGCAGCAAATGCTCTTGCACAATCCTCTATACTCGGTGTAGTAATCCCTTCCTCAACCTTATCATAATTAAATGATGGACAAGGTGTCATACGCAAGTCTTTATCAACAAAGGAGATAACGTATTTATGTTTACCTGTTTTTAAGAAATGTTTATATGACTCCCAACCTTTGATGCTAATTTCGTCATCCATTTCTAAGCCATCTTTAGCTACTAATACCTTGTTTCTGTACTTCTGAATAAAAGCCTCTCGCAACTCAAGGAACAAGATTGGTTTAGGTTTCCTAGCACCTTTATAGGGTAGGATATGTGCTACCTCATACCGAAAATTAGGTTCGAGACTTCCTATTCCGAGAACATAGGTCTTAGCCTTACTTGCCTTCTTAATGTCCCCAACTTTGTAATCAATCTGACTCAGACCATATTCAATTATTGTCATCTCTGGGTCTGGGGATTCTTTGACTCTTGCTGCTGTTTCAATTACGTAATCATCTGCCGAAATTGGTGGTAAGCCTTTCTCCAAGCGCTCTTTATTTTGTTCTCCAATCCATCCACCATCTCTAGCTTTACCTCTGCCATAAAAAGCGGTTACGTTTTTAAACTCTTTCTTTTTACCACGTTTGTTCGTTACAACAATATAATCTTCTTGAAGCATCTTGGCTGAACGAAATAACACTGTGTCAAAATCAACATAGCAGACTTCATATTCATAAGCAATATCTTCAGAAGATTCGTTTGGTTTAAATACCATCTAAATCCTCTCCAATTTACTAAGAAACCCTTTAGCTGTAAAACTCAATTCTGCAAGAATGCGTTTGAGTCGTTTATTTTCTTTCTCTGAAGCATCTAACAACTGCTCTAATTGATGTACTTTGTTCATGTAGTGCAGTAGGTCTAATTGTTCTTTACTCATCTTCTCTCCTCCTTACCAAACGTGTTGAAAGCTATCTAATTTAGTGTCAGGAATTTCTTCTCCGAGAATGTTTCCAATTATTGTTTGTGCTGCGAACAGCGACTCCCACCAAGCAGATTCTTGGTCAATTAAGTCTTCATAAAGTGCAACAGGTAACTCAACACCTATGTCTAAATCTTCAATGTCTGCATCAAACCAAGGACTGGCGTAATCTAATCCAAGTTCTTCTAAAGTAGTATGGAAGTCGCCGTCGAAGTCTTCATCGGCTTTAGCTTTGACAGCTTCGTGTAAAGCGTCTTGATTTCGTGGAACCAACATTAATTTACTTTCAATATCAATACCCATAATTCTCTCCTATATAAACGAAAAAGGCCGAAAGCATTTCTGCTCCCAGCCCGTGTATTAATCTGATTGTTACTTCGTTAGGATCTCATGCTCAGCAAGGGCGGTTTGCAAAGTTTCAATCTGGTCTTGAAGTTTCTGAGCATTATACTCAGCCTTAACCCAACCTGTGAATTCTTTGGGTGCAATATCATATTCTTCTTTGGTGGCAGCACTGAGTTGCTTAATGTCCTCTTTCAAGGTATCTACTTCTCGCAGATATTGAGCAGCTTCAACCACCCGCTTACGAACTACTTCACGAACTTTTGGATCTGTAGGTAACGCCATTATTTACTCTCCTTATTAATTAAACTATCAACGTAATTCTGACCAACTAAAAACAAGTCTTCAGTAGAATGATTCTCTTTGAACATTGCTTCAATCAAAACACCATCACTGTTCAGGATATTTACTACAGGTAACTTATCACTAACCAATAAAGTATAACCTTCGTATTCTTCGCTTTCATACGATTCTTCAGTGAAATCAATTTCAATAAGAGTATCAAGCCATTTCTTAGCTTCGTTTCTTACTTCATCCAAGTCGTCAGACATGAACACTTGGTAATCAGCACCGATTCCACTACCTGAATTAACTTCGGCTTCATATTCAAACCATTCACCATCCAATCCATATTGACGGATAATGTAATTATAATCTTTATCATCTGGGTAGTAATATTCTTCCACTACACGACAATCCATTTCTCTAATCTCTTGTTCCATCACAATCTCCTCTTAAACAAGGGCTGCTGTTACACAGCCCGTACAACATTTACATCAGAATGGGTCTGAGTCCAAATCATCAGCCGGAATATCATCTACAACGCTTTGAGAAGCCTTTGTAGCAGCTTTCTTGCCCGAGCCTTGTGTAGATGTCACCGAAGGTGCGTCGTCGCCTGTAGAGCTTCCTGCTGCGTTTGGTGCAGTGTTCTCTACCTCCACCAACTTCTGTAACTTACTACCTTGATACTCAGGGGCAAGCTTCATCATTTGCAACACTTTACCACGTAAATACACAACAGTTTGTTCTGTGACATTATTGTGGTCAAGAATCAATGGTTCTACTTGCAAATCTTCTACTTCTAACGGCTTACCTTTAACCATTGGCAATTTACTTGCACCTTTGAAGTTAACGTTATTATAGATGATTGGTTCACCTTTGTCATTCTTTTTACCAGAGTCAGTACGATTGACCTGAACATCTGCGTAGAAAGCTTTACCTAACAATTGGTAAATGTCCATATTGTTATCACGATCTACACCAAGAATGTTGTCACAACCAGTTGCTTTAGCAATCTTAGTCAGCAAACTGGTTGGATGAAATGTCCATTCACGACCACTGATAATATTACCATCAGCATCACGAGGGGGCATACCGATGAAATCCACACCCTTAACATCACCCTTGAAGCTGTTGTTCAGCATCAGACGATATTGTTTCTCTCCGATGTCCCCGCCGTAATCAACCACTTGGTCTACTAAATCAGCAAACACTACAACCTGCTGTGCTGGCTTCTTCTCTGTGATTTCCCCAGTGTCTTTATCTTCATAAAAACGTTTCTGTGTACCGATATTTACAATCAAGCTGATACGGGCTGCTTGGTTTCCACCTTCAGGCACTGGGTATTTGTAAGCTACACCATTAGGCGCGATACCAGTGTTTTGTTTACGTTCAGATTGATTGTTTTGTTGTGGTTTATAAGCCATTCTTAAATTACCTCATATTGATTAATATTAGCCATTAGGCTGCTTTACAAATTAAAATACTCTCGTATTTGATAATGTTCTACGTTAATTCTGATTATTGAAACGACTCAGCAAAGCGTAAATCTTACTACGACCACTGATTGTTGTTTCAATTAGGTTACGTTTCTTCTGATAATCTGGGGCATTCGCAAAACGATTGCTACTCAAATCATCATAGAAATTCTCGATATAGATAAGCTGCTGTGTCAATTCAAATTGTTGTAAATCTTGCATGTTATACTACCTCCTCAAATTTTAAAATACCGTTTTCTTCTGTTAAAGAGTCATCTGACTTGTCATCTGTGATAAACCAGCCAATCCCCAGCGTAGCTCCTCTCCAAGTAGAATCTAATGTGGCGACATCGCCATCTTCGTCAATATCATTCACCGTGAAAGTATCACCAGTGAACTTGAAGTAAGGGTGGAGTTCGCCAGCAACGTGTCGATATGTTTTACCAACTTGTAAATCTTTAATATCTAACAGCATCATTTCTCTCCTTAATTATAACCAACCCAGCACACCACCAAGAGGTGCTACGAAAATACCAACCACTCGCAACACTTCTAGCGTTGTCCATTGAGCTAATTCTGGACCGCCTACAAGAGCTACGATATTCATAATCCAACCAATCACTAAGCCGATTACCGCAGCGAAGTAAGTTAACGCTAGACCAACAGGCCAATTCTGTGTATTACGCATTTTATTTCTCTCCTTTGTTAAACCTGAAACTTACAATAACCTGCAAAAGTGCAGCCTCCCCACGGAGGATTGTATTCACAAGAACCACCGTATGAACATAACTTTCCGTTTGACATAAAAATAATTCCGACCATATATTTATTCATAAACTTCTCCTTTGTTAAAACGTGCAGAAATTATAGCACGTTATTCCGTTGTGTCAACATCTTCTTGTGAAGAATTTTCTATAAAAGTTTTAAGTCTCTCCGCTTCACTGTTTAAGAAATCAAAATCTGCGATTGACTCGTCGAACCGTTCTTTTATAACCTTAAACCCTTTAGCGTTAACTTCAGAAGTTTGGTGCCTACACATAGCGGAAGATACCGCAGCAGCTATAACGCCCAGACCTCTATAAAGTACCACAAATTTATTACCATTGCAATAGACTTTATAAACAACCATCGCTTTTGTAGGAGAGCTTTCTTGCTCGAACAAACTCTTTTCTTGTTTAAACCTTGCGTTACCATAAGAAAACGGTAAATCCGATAAAAGGTGTTCATACTCAGCGGGTAATGATTCAAACCTCTCCCACTTATAACCCCTATAGGACTTTTTAGATCCGTTGCAAGCCGCATAAATATTTTGAAACTTAAAACCTTGATTGTTCTCAATAACTTGATTAATACCTTGCCATAAAGTTATAGGTATATTCTCCATAGTTTTCTGTAGAAAGAAAGAACAATTAGCTGCACTTACTGCAACCTTCATCCCCTCTTTCACGCAAGGGTTATTCTTCCAGAAATCTGAAAAGAATTCAGATACTTTTTCGGGACTTCGTGTTCCATCTTCAAACTCCTTTAAAATTCTTTTTGAAATTTTATCTCGTGTTCTGGCATCTACGATAAGTCCGGTGCTTGAGTCTAAACGTAGGTTATACCCGCGCTTAGGGTCTAAAGCACAAAACTCTTGTATCCAATACATTTCTCTTTCGGCAGCCAAAGATGGATCGCATACCTCTACAATGCTAAATGTAAAATTTTCTGGACTATGTTTGTTTATAGCGTTAAGAAAATACTCATTTATCTTTCTAACATCTTGTTTCTTATACCCTGCTTTATAGTTGGCGTATCTTTTGCGGAAGTTTATAGTTTTCCCAATATAGACTTTGCCATTGACGCCATTAACTATTTTATAAATACCTGAAGCGTTATTAAACTCCACCGGTATCTCCTTTTTAAAGAACTCCATAGTACCTCTTAGTGGACATCATAATAATTTTCACCCACTTTATAACCTCCATTGAGGTCAATAGCGAACTGTGGTGGTGTGTGGTTAGCAAAGTGTTCAGGAGTTTTTCTGTGATACTTGAATATCTGCTCAGCAGCCCAAGTGTAACAAGAACCTCCAAGTTTACCTGCCTGTTCCTCGTAACCTATTGAAACTTCTAATAAAGTTTCGTCATGCACGTCTAATACACGTTTAATATGATTACGTAAACCTAACCTGTCTAACTCTTTACCTAAACGGATTGCTGCCATTTTCTGAGCTAAAGCTTCAAAACCCTGAACGATGGTGTTAACACTCTTATGGCTACTGTTATTCCATAACCAATACCCAAAGGCTAATGGTAAATAGAAAC